ACCCGACCGAAGCCATGCGCCGATCTCGGCGTGATTCAACTTCGCCCTAGCCATGAATGATCTCGGCCTTAATCAGGGTGTCCGTTAGGTCCGACTTCGGCGCGTGCCACACCGCCGGTCGCCCCTCGATCCGGCACATGTCGCCCCGGACCTCCACCCGCCACAGGCGCGACACCGCCACCTCGTGAGTGAACTTCAGGAGGTAGCCGGTGATGACTGCCTGCCGGTCCAGGTCCGCCGGCTCCGTCGACGAGATCGGCTCCACAAGGCACGAGTCGGTTAGCGCGGGCACCGGATCGTCCCAATCGTCAACCTCAGCGGACGAGTACTCGTCAAGCCTGACCCCGGGACGATAGAAGACGACCGGCTCGGTACGGAAGCTCACCCGAGCCACCCCATCCGGACAGCGTCCGAAGATGACCCGCACAACTCAGCGAGCTGCGCGATCTCCCGGTCAAAAAACATGCCGTACCGGGTCGAGCGGGTATCCACGGTGTAGGAGTGCGACCCGAAGGTCTCCGACTGGAGACCCCCAGAACCGGACTCCGCCCACCGCAAGACCGCGCCCCGGATGATCGCCCGAGCACTCGCCGCGACAGCCTCGGAGACGTCGCCCGCGAGACAGGGTGCGTGCATGGTCGCCGTCGCCATCGCATCCTCGATCATCACCGCTAGCCGCGCGTCGGGGACGCCCGTATCCCAAGCGGCGAAGTCCCACGCGGGTGTCAGCGCGACGACGACCACTTGCGCTACTCCTTCGGGCCGAACCGCTCGCGCAGCTCGTCCCGCGTCAGGCCCTCGACATCGGCCTCACTGGCGCCAGACGCGAGCGCGAACTCACGCCAGGCCACCTGCGAAGCGTTGCCCGCCGGGACCTCCGGAGCTTCGCCGGGTGCGCCGTTGGCGCTACCCTCCGGAGCTTCGCCGGGTGCGCCGTTGGCGCTACCCTCCGGAGCTTCGCCGGGGGCGCCGTTGAGGCGGTCGAAGCGCTCGAGGTCGCCCTCGTGGACGTCGACCGTCTCTCCCAGTCGCCCCCAGATCGTCAGTCCGGGGTGGGCGGTCGGCTCGTAGGCGATCAGGCCGAGATTGACTTCGCGCTTCGGCATCTCAACTAAGTCCAGTCATCTTGATGATGGACATCGGGTTGGTGACGAAGCGGACCGCGCGCACGTCCGACTGGACCCATGTGCGCTGGGTCGACTGCTCGCGCCACGTCTCGGTCGAGATGCCCTTCTCGTAGCGCTGCTCACCGGCCTGCTGGTACTCGGTGAAGTACGCCGTGCCCGCAGCGACACGGTTGGACGCCTGGAAGTACTGGATGCCGTTCGCGTCCAGCACCTCCTTCAGCGCCGAGCCGTAGACGGTCGCGAGGGCGACCTTCTGCGCCGGGTTGACGATCAAGGTGTTCAGCTCGACGCCAAGCTCCTGCGCGTCAGCGAGTCCCTGCGCTGCCGCCAGGTCGGCCGCCGGCCAGCCAGTCGCGTTGGTCTGGCTCGCGCCGCCCGTGACGACAGTGCTCCACGAGTGCCCGCCGATGACCTGCGACGGAAAGGCGACCAGCGCGGCGTCCACCGCGGCGATCGCCTTCGCATCGAGCTTGCGGATGATCGTGTTGATGACCTTCCGGCCCTCACGCTGGATCACCCCGCCGTCATTGCGGTCGCGAGCCTCGTCAGTGACAAAGAACTTGCCACCGTCCTTCTCGACGGCCGCCGTGAGCGGAGTCGACGACTCGGACGTGACGATGGGGAACTCGCCGCCCGGCTCGACCGTCTGCACGTCGCGCGTGGTGAACAAGTCGTTCAGGGTGAGCTGGTCATAGAGGACCGCGCCCCCCGTGACCCCGGCCGGGTTCGCGAAGAGCAGCGGCGAGATGAAGTTGCGCAGCTGGATGTCCGCCAGGTAGCGGGAGATCCGGGTCGGCTGCTGCAACATCATCGAGACGGTGACATTGGACCCGGACACACTCGGGGGAGCGAGCGGGTATGAGGGCTGGTTCATGTACGGCATGTCTCAGTTCCCCTTTCTCAGTAGAGCCGGACGAACAGGTCCTGGCCTGCTCCGGTAGAAGCGGACAGGGCCATGCCCAGCGGCTTGCCGGCCGCCAGGGTGATCGCGCGACCACTCGCGTCGGACTCCACCTCGGCGCCGGCCGTGACGGCCGCCCCCGAAGTGACAGGCACGACGTGACCCGGGCCGCAGATGATCGGCAGTCGGGCGCCGGACGCGGCGTCATAGGTCGCCACTCCGAACGCCTTACCGGCGGCCGTGTTGGTGACGACGGTGACCAGCGTGGAGCTGGTTCCGGTGACGGGGTTGCCAGGGTTCAGCCCGGCCGAGACCTTCACGAAGGTCTTGCCGGTGATCGCCCCGCCAGCCACAGCGGTGATGTCTGATCCCGGCCGATATAGCGGGATGCACTCGTTGGCCACGGGGGCCTCCTTGTCTTGTCGCCCCGGCCGGTGAGCCGGAGGGGATTACGCGCGCTGGGGGATCCAGTGCGCGGGATATGAGTCGTCGCTCGTCTCGATCTGGACCGACGAAGCGCCGGGATGGAGGGTTGCGACCGGGCGAGCCGATACGGGAGGCTGCTTGCCCTCGCGGAGGGCTGCGACCTCGGCCCGCAGTTGCTCGGTCTCGCGCTGCGCCGCGAGCAGCGGCGCAAGTCGCTCCGCACGCGCGGCCATGTCCTCGCGGGAGCCTCCGCCGAGCAGGTCCAGGTGGTCCTTCCCGATGCCATGCTCCACGCCGAGCTCGGCGCGATCTGCGCGCTCCGCGGCCTTCCGTGCGTCATCGACGGCGCGCTGCGCCTGATCGGCGGCGCGCTGCTCGGCCGTCTTCGCGGCCTCCTGCGCCTCGTCGTATTTCGACGCCTTCGACTTCAGATCGGCGACATCGACGTCGCCGACGCGCTGCCGATACAGCCGGTCCGCGCGCTCTTTGACGATCCGGTCTACGTCCGCTTGCGTGAAGGTCTTCCCGGCGTCCTGTGCGGCGGCGTCGGGCGCGTTGGCCTCCGGCTGCGCTTCGGTGCTCGTCGGGGTGGTGGTCTCCGCGGTCGCGGCGGTGGGTTGTTCCGACATCCGTATCTCCTCGTCAGGACTTGCTCCAGCGGTTGAGCGCCCGCTGTCAGCGCCAGCCCTCATATGTGAGGGCGAGTTCTATGTGTTCGCCGCGATCCACTCGCGCGCGCGGCGATTGTTGGCGCGGCGCGTCGAGTCGGCGAGCCGTCGCTTTGATCTCACGTAATTGCCCACCTGGGACGCCTCAGCGAAAGAGGGGCCAGCAACGCAGTTGCAGGTGTCGTGCGCGGCAAACTTCGCTGTCGCTTCGCGGTAAACCTCGCCGCGACCAATGAGCATCCGGCAGAAGTCGCACGAATCGCCCTGGCCGAAGCGCGCCCACCCGTCACAGTCCGGATCGGCAAAAGCGTTGAGCCGCACCGTGTCCCGGTGAGCATTCGCGACAATCCGGGAAAGGCCGCCCGAGATCAAAGCGAGCTGCGTTTGCTGTGTCGAGCCCTCCCCGAGACCCCAAGCCACTAGCGCCCGATAGCGCGCCGAATCCGGCATGGGCGCCGGCTCCGCGGAGTATGGGGCGCCGACCGCGGCAGCAGTGCGCTCGGCGTCATGCCAGTCGCACGCCAGCACCGCCGCCGCCGTCCCATACGTCGAAGCGATGGCCGGAATGCCCGCGACCAGCGACGTCGATTCGTAGCCGAGCGCCAGCACCTCAGCCGTTGCGGCGCTGACGATGCGGCTAAGCGCCTGACGCTGCTGCCGGTCCCGCATCGCCCACCAGGGCGGCCAGCGTCCTGCGGCCCTCCTGCATCTTGATGGCGCTCACCGCACGGTCCAGCTTCTGGCCGGTGAAGCCAGGCACGTCCTCCAGCGCGATCTCGGCTGGCAGCCCAAGCCCCTGGGCAAGCTTCACGATCCCGTCGACCGTCTGCGCGAAAGAGCGGGCCTCGTAATCACGCCACCGCACCTCAGACGTGTAGTCCTCGGCCGCGGCCATATTCCCGTCGATCCAAGCACCCAGGCGCAACAGCTGCTCGTGCGACTCACCGAGACTGGTCTGAATCTCTCCCGACTCGCGATTCTTCGCGGCCTCCAAGCCGGCGAGAGTGGCGTCGGAGATGTTCGAGATACCGTCCACGCCCAACGACTGCGCCGGGATCTGCCCGATCGCGGCGAAATCGCGGATCGCCGAGGCGCGCGCCTCGATGTAGGGCGTCACCTGGGCCGCTTCAAGCTCCCCGATCTTGACCTCGGCCGGATCCTTGTCGAGATACCACATGATCGCGGCGCCGGCCTTGAGCTCCTCCTGCTCACTTTTCGGCACCCAGCCGATCAGGTATCGCTGCTTGAAGGCCTGGAAGTACTGCGCCACCATCATCTGAAAGGTGGTCTCGTTGATTCGCTCAGAGATCGTCAGCAGCGGCTCAACAATCCCCATCTGCTCTTCGCCGGCCAGCAAATTGCGATCCCGATAGCGGACAACCGGGCACACCCCGACCCCATGCGCATCCGTCGAGATGTAGGTCAGCCAACCGCCCAATGCCGGGAGCCCCATGCCCATCGACACTCGGGGCGCGTAGGGCTCGACGCCGAATGTGTATCGACACTCCTCGTCGAAGAGCACCAGGTGCTTCCCGCGCAGCCCGGCTGCCAGCATCGGCCACTCGTCGGCGTCGTCCGCATACACCGCCGTCATCTCGCGAGGTGAGTAGCAGCGGAACTCCGGGCCAGGGTTTCCGCGCCCCCATGTCCCGGGAAGGGCGGTCGCGTACGCAGTCCCGTACTGGAGAGCGCCCCGCACCAGGCCGGTCTGCGCCGAGTCGAATCGATTGCGCTGCCACCACAGCCAGGGATCTTCCGCGTCCGGATCGGATTCCGACACGTAGCCGTCGACCTTCATCACCTGAGCGAAGGTCTTAACCAGCAGCGGGAGGTAGTTCGTCTCCGATTTGCGCGCGAGTTCCTTCATTAGCGCCGGAGCATCCTCGGGCACCTGTCGCGTGACCTGATATTCGCCGGGCTCCCGATGCGATTTCAGTGCCTCGTGAAGGCGTGTCAGCCGCGCGGACTCGGCGGTCCGCACGTGCAGCAATTCCTCGACCGTGGCCAACGCTTTGGCTGGACTAAGTGACAACTCGACCCCCTCGCCTCGCGCTACCGGAATGGGACTTGCGG